CACCTTTTCAGAATTTGAAATTTTGCCATCAAGCGTAACTTCGCCACAATTTAATGTGACACAAGCCGCATAACGACAATCAATAGTTTCATATTGGCCTTGATGATAATGAAGGCCGGGAAGACCAAGGCGCCTTAAAGCACCAGGATAAATATCGGATGGGAGATTATAATAATCGGTCTTCGGAGCCATAGCAACACCAATAGTGGTGCTCCTAAAAGTTCTACGAGAATAGGGGATAAATCTAGTGTCCAATAGGTTATCTATGAGACGTTCCTTAATACTAGTCTGAGGCCGGTGAATAATATTGGTGCCAATAAAGAAAACTGATTTTCCATGGGTAGAATTAACCCAATTAACAAACTCTCGAATATTAGCATGAGGGCCAGTTTCAATTAAAACATCATCAATCTTATAGATGTAAGGGCGTGTCGAATCAGGGCGTGAGGAAAAATCACTAACATTCAAAACCGGATAATTTAGAATGGTGGATAATCGTGCTGATAGACTATTAATCTTAGTAGTCTTACCAGTCCCACCAAGGCCTTGAAAACGCATAACACAAAAGTCACGACCTGAATTTGGAGTAACTAAACTGATATTCTGGAGGAACAATTTTCTTTCCTCATAGTCCTTTAGATCCATTGGGTTCATATCCGGGTATTTCTTAACCAAGCGGTCGATAAATTCGATCTCACGCTTGGCCAATTCTTGAGCCAATTCTGTTATGAGTTCTTCAACGGAAACGGGTTCAGGGGTATCAAATTCATTTACTCCCTTATGAGGGAGAATTTCTAAATCCAAATGGGAACAATCTTCCTGTCGATGGTCAAATTTAGCAAAACGAGGGTTGTTGTGACCTTCAACGATGGGGTCGGAAACTTTGACCCAAATAATACGAGACCAAATGGCATTAGCATTTTGGGCAGGTTTCTTGCCGAGCGCAATAGTTTTATCAGTGACATTAGTAGTCATGAAAACTACGCGACTTGAAAAGTCTTGCTTTTTCTCAGAAAGGGAAGCTCCCTGAATAATATAAGGGAGAGTAGCAAAAATGTTATTGAAGGCTGCCAGAACGGCATCTTTCTCCGGATCAAAAAGGAACTCATCAACATAAGAAATCTCTTGACCAAGATACGTATTAAAGTACTTGGCATCGGGAGAACGATTAAGCTGGTACATATCTTGAGACTTGTAATCCATAATCTTTCTAATTCTTTCAGCCAATAGGCCAACAAAATGAGTTTTGCCTATGGCACGGGGGCCAGAGAGAAGAACAGGAATGGGATCAGGGCGTGTAGTACACCCTTCAAGCATAACAACTTCCGCAATACGGGAAAGGACAGAACCGTGCATTGTAACTAAAAGCGCAGAAAGGCCTCTAATAGCATGAAGGTCTTTACGGTTACCTTTTACGGTTTCCATAAGCTTAGACATCTCAGCGGGCATTTCTTTAAGACGCTCACACGCGCCATTTGTGGTTTTGAGAACACGCATGGGCATAGCCAAGAGAGTGGCACATTCATCGACTAAAAGCCGAATCTTGTGGGCATCAGAGCTACTAGCTTTGCCAAAGGCTTGGCTAATAAGCTCAATAAGGGAAAGATCTTCGCCGAAGAGTGTTTTGCTAAGACCAACAGCGTTAACTAAATGCTTGGAGGCATTGGAAAGGAAATCAAAATTTTTGGTCCCTTCTTTAGTATCCAAATTAGCAGCAAGAACGCCGCAAATAATGGAGGAAATAAAGGAAAGGGCAATAGTGCCAATTTTGATAAAGGGCATCCAATTTCCAGAAGTATCTGTCGCCAGATCTTCTAATGTGGGAGTTTCGATATCCCCATTGGGTCGGAACCTGCAGCGAAGAGTGAGAATAAGATTTAGAATCATCTCCTTAGTGGCTGCCGCAAGATCCAGGAAAAAGTCTTTAGGACTAGGTATTCCGAGGGTATAGGAGAGGACAAGCCAAATAACTCCTATCAACGATGTAATTTGGAGGAGCAAAGTCGAAATGGCGGCAGAAAGGGCAACGCCATCTCCAGCTTTCACAATTGATACAATGGAAGCTATAAGGGTCAAAAAGGTAATAACAACTTGAGAGGCCATAACGAAGCGAAGTTCAGAAGGAAGCATCGACCACGCCGAGGGCGTGGCCACAGGCATTCCGGGCGGCGGAGTTATCATAGTTTCAGTCACCTGACGAATTACAGTGGCAACGCCAACAGGACGTTGATTAGGAATCACTGGAGCGTCAAGCTCTTCGTCATCAAAATCGATTCCAGGGACCATGATGAAATTATTTTTGAAGTCCTCATGGATAAAAGGAAGGCTCGCAAAGTTCTTTGGGGGAACAAGAAGAACTTGGAGCGGAGGCTTCATAGCAAGGGCACCCCTAAGATTAGGAGTGTATCGGGCAGAGGGCCCTGAAAATTTTACTTGGGAAGAACCCAAGTCTCTATACAGGGTAGGGGTATAGAGAAGATCCGAGAAATCGAATCGGCCAATTTTAGTCTTGGGGAAGGGTTGACGATACACCGTTCTACGCGGCCATTTCTGCCCTCTCGTATGGGGTTCGAGGGAATCGAGATAATGACGGCAAGAGTCGGGAAAGTCGGGGAAACGAAGCTTCCGAAGATCGGGACGTCCAAACCAGATATCCATTAATGGAACTGGCTTGTTCTCACCTGCAACTAATTGGGGTTTTTGGCGAACAGTTTCGCCAAGGGGTTTGACGCGATATTGTGGTTTCAAACCACCGCGGATACGTCTTCCTCTTCCGCGAGTAGTCCGAATCCGAGGAACGGGTTTTGGTTGAAGAACGGGTATAAGGGGTAAATAGTGAAGAACGTAGATAAAGCCACGTCGAGTGACTACGAAGTATTGTGGTTCGTGACTATTTTCAACACGGAGGACAGGACGTGCTCCCTCGCTGGGGGGGGCGGAAGCAACGACATGGGTGTCGTGGTCCATGTGAAAGTCGAAAGGTTCGGGCCATGCTTCGGTGGGTTGGGCAATCCAGAAGTGTCTGACTTCGGGGCCGAAACCGAGGAGGTTCTCATTGGCGAGGCGTATTTCAGCGTGGTCGCCCATTTCGTAACCTTTCTGCAGGGTAACGGGAGTCATGACATTGGAGGCCGGCTTGTAGAGGGAGAGGCTTGGTAGCGTCTCGGGTCCACAGCCAAAGCCGAAGTCGACAAACACCTCAAAGGGTGCGTCGAGGTCGATGTTATCGAGGGTATTCATGTTGGGCTGCAACAATGAAGCGGGTCGA